TCCTCAACTACAATGGCAGTTGGTGGACCCCGATGCTATTCGTGCTACTGGTAGTGGTATACTTATTACACAAATGGGCATGAATGCGGCTCTTGCTTGGTATAGAAAGAAAGTGAGGCGTAACATAACTGGTCATAGAATGGACTGGATTGGTCCACATCCTAAATTCAAATGCTTATATGCGGTGATCTAATGAACGTGTTTTATCTATCTACTCGTCCTCATGAATGTGCTGTGTGGTCTGTCAATTCTCATTGTGTCAAGATGATCCTTGAGAGTGCTCAACTTTTGTCCACCGCACATCGTTTGCTTGACGGTGTTGAATATACTGACAAGACTGCCAGTGGTCGCAATGTCAAACGTTGGCGTCTTGATGACTGGCGTGAAGACAAAATCTATTCTGCCACACATATCAATCATCCTTGTGCTGTGTGGTCCAGAGAAACATCTGGCAACTATCGCTGGCTCCACGATCTTCTTATTGAGTATTGTTCCGAATACACATATCGTTATGGCAAGACACATAAGATTGATCAGTCTGGCCTATTGTCAGACTTGTCTATGCAGCCTCACAATATGAAACGAGCAAATCTTACAACACCGCCGAGTTGTATGGATCCTAAATACATCATATCAGAAGATCCGATTATCAACTATCGGAATTATTACAAGGTCGGCAAGGCACATCTTCACAAGTGGAAGAACCGTCAGCCGCCCGAATGGCTAGTGAGGGAGGCAATCTAATGCCAACATATTCATTTCGAGACAAGAATACTGGTGAAGAGTTTGACGCTTTTATGTCAATTTCAGAGTTAGATAAGTATCTGGAAGATCATCCACATTACGAAAAATTATTGTCGGCACCGCATTTTATGGGCGCTCAAATGAACGGTGGTTTACTAAATAACAGAACATATGATCCCAAAGGAAAACGTGATGCCTAATTATACATGGAAGAATAAAGAGACTGGTGAGGAACACACCAACTCAATGACTATGGCCGAACACGATGAATACACAAAGAACAATCCACATCTAGAGCAGGTGTTACGCAATTTTACGATGGTAGATCCAGTCAATATTGGAGTAACAAAGCCCCCATCAGACTTTCAAAAATATGTATTAGGTAGGGTGAAAGAAAAAGTGCCTGGCGCTTCCGCAGTTGCTAACAAGCGTTGGGATATCCCCAAGGAGATATAAACCCTGTCCAACAATCCCTTTAATCCAAAGTTTAGAAGCCGCTTCCGTAAAAAGGATGCGGCTTCTTCTGTTTGTAATGGCGAAGCGAATAACAATAAAAATAAAGGTAACTATATGTCAAGAAAGCAGAGAAGAAATAACCAACAGAAGCCTCAACATGACAACTTTGCACAGCATCACCATTTTGAATTGCGTCATATCCAGCCACTAACAGTAAACCAAGAGAGAGTGTGGGACGCATATCATTCTGGCGCTAATCTAATGCTTCATGGTTATGCCGGTACCGGTAAAACTTTTCTATCCTCATATCTCGCATTGAGCGAGGTACTATTAGAAGAGACATATAAAAAGGTTGTTATCATCCGCTCCGTTGTCCCTTCAAGAGACATGGGCTTCTTGCCTGGTTCACCAGCACAGAAAGCGGAAGTATATGAACAGCCATATCAAGAAATCTGTGACGATCTATTTGGTCGTGGTGATGGATGGCGCATATTGAAGTTAAAGGGACTTGTAGAGTTTACCACTACATCGTTCTTACGTGGCACTACATTTAACGACAGTATTATCATAGTTGACGAGTGCAACAATATGAACTTTCAAGAGATTGATACTGTTATGACACGTATTGGCAATAACTCTCGTATCATATTCTGCGGGGACTATCGCCAGGCTGATCTAACTAAGCCACATGATAGAAGCGGTATTCGTGAATTGATGGCTATCACAAATCGTATGCCGTCGTTTGATCATGTAGAATTTGGCATCGAGGACATCGTTCGTTCTGGAGTTGTCAAAGAGTATATCATCCAAAAGACTGAAATGGGACTATAACTAAATAATAAAAACATTCAGGAGGAAGCCGTGCTATCATTTTTTGAGTATCTACAAGAAGGCAATAAACTCTATTCAAATGTAGAGAAGCCGCTCTCACAAGGTAAAGAAATTGGTACGGTTTCCTCCGAGCGTGGTGGTATGTCACGCAAAGAAAGAAAGGGTGCTGATAAGTCTTTAAAAGGCGATCTAGCCAGACTGCGCTCTAAGGGCTCTATCGGTGGCTATAAGTCAGCTAGAGGAAGATATCAATATGCGGAACCTAAAGCTGGTGAGTCCGGAATAGCAAAAGAGAAATCCTATGTTGTCCGTTCCGGCGAGGGTCGCAAACAAAAGCATTTCGGAAAACTTATGAAAGCCCTTGGAAAGAGATATGGGCAGGAAAGTATCATGAGAGTTAAGTCAGATAAATCTGCGGAATACCAATATCCAGGTAAAAAAGATGTTGACTCTCAAGGTAAAGTAGTATATAATAAACCATTATCAACTGGCGGTGGAGATACGTCTTTCGCCGGAAAGCAGTCGTTCACAACCCGAAAATAACAGTGAGGTTATAGCATGTCAGGTCCTGTGGAAAATAGTATAAACGTCCTAATCAAAGAACTAAAAGATAACCGTAAAGTTGACAAGGATGAAGCCCTTGAATACGTCGGTTATGTCTTTCGTCTAATCACACAAAACAATGTCCCTCTTGATCAGCGTCACGGCGCTTCTCTCACCGTTGATGATTGTATCAAGAAAGTTCGTGGTGGTAACTTTCGCCGTGCTGAAGGATTCTTCGGCAATTGGGCAAAACAATTAGAAGAAAAGAAAGGTGAGGTCGATGACTTTGATGACCATTATTCAGGCTGTTGAAAACTTTTAATCATATAAACCAAGATCACTATCTAATAAATCTGAAGAGAGAAGAATATAATGGCAAGCGATACTACATCTCACCAAACGGTAAAAGATTGCCGTCCGTCACAACTTTTTTATCCCACTTCAAAGGCGACTCCATTGCCAAATGGAGGGCTAAAGTGGGGGAAGAAGAAGCGAATAAAATATCAGGACGAGCAAGTAGAAGAGGTACAAAATTTCATTCGCTTATGGAGTCTTATATCTCAAATCAGGAGCGGAGTAGTTTTTTAGACGAAAATGTGATGCCAGATATGCATCATGCGTTTCGCCAATTTGTACCGATATTAGATAGGATTGACAATGTTCACTATTTGGAAACTATGCTCTATAGCGAAACTCTCGGTCTCGCAGGTCAGGTTGATTGTATTGCCGAGTTTGACGGTGTACCTTCTGTTATTGACTTTAAAACATCTTTGAGAACCAAGAGAGAAGAGTGGATCCTAAACTACTTTGAACAATGCACCTGTTACTCTTTAATGTATGAAGAGATGACAGGCATCAAGGCAAAGCAGATTGTGGTATTGATATCAGTTGATAACGAAGATCCTCAGGTCTTTGTGAAACAACGTAGTGAGTATATTCCAGAGTTAGTCAATAAGATTAAACAATTTAGATTGGAGCATCCGTTATGAGAAAAGTATATATCGCTATCGCTATGGTGTTTCTTAGTCTGGGCTTATCTGGCTGTCTGGTGGCGACCGTCGGTGAGTGTATTATACGGGACACAACTAGTAAACCGTGCCAGTGATCATCGTGGTGTTCAATCACCATTGCTAGAAGAGTTTGAGAACCAGATAGAATGACAAAGATAATCACAAGAGATTGGATTAGAGACGATATCATTCTTCATGCTGATATCAAACAAGCCAATGTTCTAGTCAATACATATACCAAACAAGACTTGTGCGAGTTTATCAACTATTGGAAACTCAAACTATTATCACACGGCGCTAAACGTGGTGATAAGATTGGCACTTGTATCATACCATCCGACATTCATTCAACTGCTATCAAGTTTGCTGCTTTTGAACTTGGCATGAGTATGGTCGTTCTACACAGACCAAACAATGAGAAAGAATGTCAGAGCCCTAAAAGCAATTGTCATTTGCCTCTAGACTTTCTGATCTTCTTTACATCTTATCTGGCGAGTCCTATTCTATCTACTGCCATGAAGCATTATCAAAAGAACTCTAAAGTTGTTTTGAGATATGGTCCAATAGAATGGGAGACACAGAGAAAGAAGTTTAGAACTACAGAAGAGAGTCCGATACTAGCACAGCCAGGTGATATTGCTCTATTGTGTAATAGTAGCGGCACGACTGGCACTCCGAAACTAATAGCACACTCGCACGAATACCTGTATGATCTCTCTAGTAATAACGGTAAAGAACTGGGCTATGAACCAGATGATCATTATCTTCACTTATCGTCACTTAATCATGGAGCAACGTTAGCACTCGTTCTACCGTCTTTTAGAATATGTAAGAACCACTATTTCTATAACAGTGTTAGTGGCAAAGGTAAGTTGCCTGGTGATCAGCAATATGATGAGTATGAAAGGTTTGTCAATGATTGTGTCAAGCATGGCATAACACGAATATTCTGCACACATGGCGGTGTGCTAGATGAAATCATTAATCATATGGCTAATCGTGATATCAAACTGCCTAATACTAGTGTAATGATACTATCATTCATCAGTCCAGAATGGCGTAAGGCAATCAAAGAAGACAGTCTAAAAAGCATTAGCAGTCCATTTGGTTGTAGTGAGGTATGTGGTCCAGTGTTTATGATGTGGCTCAACTCTGACAATGTGGATAACTTTAATCCAAAGTATCTCGGTATGCCAACTGTAGATAGTTTCTATAAGACTAGAATAGCTGATGGTCGTATCTACACAGCCACACCATATACTGATGAGATTATCTTTGATGATATCGTAGAAGAGAAGCCAGATGGCTATTACTTTCTCGGTAAGAATAGACTACAAAAGATAAATGACATTGATATCAATCCACTGGACATTATAGAGATAGTGGAGAAGTATACCACAAGATATCAGTTTGAGATATACATTGATGAGGTATATAATCAGTTATACATTCTTACCTCTGATGTTGTAGCATATGGACAAAGAAGCTATATCAAAAACGAGATTGACACGTTCTATCATGGAAATGTTACTCTTGCCGATGTTATACTTGAACCGGAACTGTATGATGCTACTATCAGCAACAAAGCCGATAAGGACAAGTTGGCTGGTATGATTGAACGATACCGCTTGACATTCCAAAAAAATACTCTATAATAAATAGTATGCTTAGGTCGTTGAGAGGAACGGCATAGACGTATTGGACCCGGGGGCGGTACCCGGCTGCTCCACCATAGTAACACTGTTTCCTAGGCTTAGCCCATGAAATCGCCCTTTGCGGTTGGCAGTGTTACTTTGATGGGGCAGAAATAGGATCGACAAGCGTAGTAAGGGTTCAAGGAGACCGAAAGCAAACGTTAGATGCTAACGACAACTTTGCATCATTTGATCTTGCTCTAGCAGCATAATCATTGGGTGGGCCACCAGCCTAGAAACAGAAGTGGTGGCAACTTTACAATGAGGAAAACAATGAACGCCGACGATATGCAAAAGTTTAGTCTAGCCATTGAAGAGCTAGTTTATATGAAAGACATTCCATACATTGATGCTGTTATCATGTATTGTGAGGAGTCTGGCTTTGAGCTAGAGACGGCTGCCAAGCTAATCTCTGGCGTCCTCAAATCAAAGATCAAGCTAGAAGCCGAAGACTTACACTATCTAAAGAGATCAAATACCTCGCAACTACCTTTCTAATGAAACACTTTACAGGTTATGGTGCCTACTTGCTATTCTTAGCATTGAAGACCCATTTCACAAAGCCGAACTACGATTTCTTTCGTATGAACGGTAAGTTACGTGCTACAAAGGAATCGTATCAAAAAAGGAATGACAAGTTTTTCTTTGAGAAGTTGGCTAAAGAATATGATGCTACCGAGTTGCGTGATTTCTATATTGCTAATCTACTTGAAGAGAAACAATACATAACGGAACTATTAGATGATGAAGCAAAGCGAACATACACTGATTATCTGCGACGAAGGCAGAGTTTGTCGTATAACTATACCAATGACTTGGCTAGAGTTTTTGTTAAAGGCCTTAAAGAGTCGTTCATTGTCAGTGATAGTGCCTACCCTAGTATTGTATTGCTTTTCTTGCGTAGGGAAGTCAGTCTAGAAACGATGGTCATTGTTGATGACTTTTTAGACTATACTGGCAAGTTTGATAAGTATTATGGCGAAGATATTATCTGGTGCAAGGTGTCTAAAAAGATAAGTAAGTATAGACCGTTTCTAGAGTATGATAAGGCGAAGATGAAAAGCATACTCAAAAACGAGATGACTAAATAGGTCATCATATATCTTTTACAGGAGAAAGGTATGACAAGAGAAGACTTAATCGATTCAATGGAAATCATTATCAAAGAACATGACGTGGAAAAAGCGGCAGAGTATATCTACCGTCTATGGATGGATCATAACAACTATGAGATTAAAAAGGGTAAAATTACTCACATTACCCTCGGTCTTGATATCTCACAAAAGGTACCAAGATAGACTTGACAGAGACTTCGGTCTCTGTTATAATACTGCTTTATATGATGACAATGTGGATAATTCGAACATACAACGTTATACAAGGAGAATACTATGAATTTTGCAAATCTCAAAAAGCAATCTAAAGACTTCAGTGGTCTTCTCAAGAAGGTCGATGAACTCAACAAACCCACCTATGATAGAGACGACTCTACCGATAACTATTGGAAGCCAACGCCTGATAAGGCTGGTAATGCTCTAGCAGTTATTCGTTTCCTTCCCGGTCCAGCCGTTGATGGTGACGATGCTCTACCATGGGTTCAGTATTGGGATCATGGCTTTCAGAACAAGTTGAGCGGTAAGTGGTATATTGAAAAGTCACTAACCACTATCGGTCAGAAAGATCCTGTATCAGAATTTAACTCTACACTATGGAATGCTTCATCTGATGATAACTCACCGGAACGCAAGCAGGCCCGTGATCAGAAGCGTCGGCTTCATTACGTGTCAAACATTAAGGTGATCAGCGATCCCAAGAACCCATCGAACGAAGGTAAAATCTTCCTATTCAAGTATGGTAAGAAAATCTTTGATAAGATTACAAAGATGATGAACCCAGACCTTGAGTCCGAGAAGGCAGTTAATCCTTTCGATCTTTGGCAGGGTGCTAACTTTAAGTTGAAGATGACCCGTCAGTCAGGTTTTCCTAATTATGATGAGTCAACATTC